AAAGAGACCCATGTGCACCTGGAGTTGGAGTGATTCAATCTGTTTCTTGAGTGTGTTCATGTCACCGGCGATCGTGTCCAGCGTCTCCGAGTCGGCAATCAGGTCGCTCAGGCCCACCGAGAAGCCGCTGTTCTGGAGATACGTCGCCACCACCGCCTGGAGACTATCAATGAAGTCCACCGTCATTTCGGGGCTGAAGTCGTTGTAGAGAATGTGAATGAGTGCCTTGTCAAAGATGTCGCCGTCCAGGAGTCCCTGCGAGATCGTGCCGTTGTTGATCACGACGTAGTTCGGGTCGCCCTTGCCTTTCGCCTCGTCCCAGACCTTGTTGCCCATCGCGAGATAGATGGCCGGCAGCAGAGCACTCACCACCTGCTGACCCGACCACAGAGGGACCGGATTGCCCGGCGACACAGGACGCGCCGGCGGCGGAATGCGGCCATCCCAGCGCTTGCTGTGCACCAGGAGATTCATGAACTCGCGGCGGCTGAAGAATTCGGTGGGACGCGTGAGTCGGTTGACACCCACGAGTGTGTCTTGTACAATAGATACCAGAGGCTTGCTGAGCCTCGGGCTGATAAGTTGTTTCGGTACGGCTGCAATTTCACGCAACTCCGTCGCGGCTTCTACGGATTGCGGCAAATGTAGATTCATCTCCAAAGATGAATCCGAATCTGCACATTCCCCAATGTGTCCAATTCGGATTACAAACCCCGAGTTTCCCCGAGGAGTGGACTATACCTTGAGCAGCATCGGACTGGCTAAGTCGTCATTTGCTACCCGCTACCATCTAGTCTCTGGACCTTTTCCTTGCCCTGCCATACGGGTGTAGGAACTTGGCTGCGGATCCCCGATTTCGCAGGCTTGCGCCCACTCATCCAATTGCGTTTTTCCTTTATGCTTGTTACAGCAAAGTCTCCAGTCTTTCTCTGGAGCCAGTGAGACCTTTCGGCACCACCTTAGGAGCAATGGCTTTACGGATTTCCCGAACAATTTGGAAGCGTTGCTGGCTGTTGTAGACTCAATAAGAATTCCTTTGCCCGTTGAATATTCTGTTCTTTCGTATTTCCTTTTCCTGAGAAAGATGCTTCGCGACCATCCACACGTATATGTGCAACCTCACATTTGGTAAAGATGTATTGATCCAGATCTGTCGTGTCTATGGTTACACCTGCGAATCGTGCAGCCTTGGCGGCGGCATGCTGTGCAGATGTATTCTGTGAGCGCTGCTCGCGAGCCTTTACTGTTCCAAATACCTCCTTCGCACGTTGCGACATCTTGTTGCGAGTCTCTTGACTCCGAGGCTTGCTACCACCGCGCGGTCCAGGTGTATTCAGTGGTGTAGTATTCCCGATACTCACTATGGTTGACACGGTTGTGCGACCACCATCTGTTAGATTGTAACCGGCTGGATGGAAAGTGGACAACTGCACGATCCAATATTTCTCACGTGCATCCAATGCAAGCACATCACACTCCTCTATTTGACTGTACTTGAAGGCTGCAGGGCCATGCAAGCGGATATCATTGTAGAGGGCGGAACATTGACCCGTCTTGGTATTACATATCGCACAACTCATATGATCACGAAACCGCCCTTCCGCTCCGAAAGGACGATAGCGACCATGATTCAAGCGATGCGATCGTGTCTGACCGACATACTTCTTACCGGTTGCGATGTGCTCTATGCAGTAGATAACTCCACGGACATCTGTAGGATCATCAAGAATAGTATCCATTGTATATATTTGAATTTTGGGCAAAGGGTTCTAATCAAGTTTACAAGAGCCAACTAGGCGGTTATATTGAAACGTGGCCCTACATTAGCCACGCCCCAGTGGGACTTACACTGTTCATCCTCCAAGGGTGTTCCCACAACCCTTAGAAGCAGCCACCTGTTTGAGACAAGATTCTATCTCCGTCGAACACAACCTGGAATTTCTCCCAGGAGTAGACTTTACCTTAAACCCCCCCTCACGAGGGATCGATCGCCGTCAAGTCGTTGCACCTTCCTTCTCTCTTGTATGCAAGAGAAGACTTGGCTCAGGATTGCCCATTTCTTAACTATATGATTGTCTAGATCATACAGTCTCGTATCCACCAGGGTTGTTACTGCAGTCAGATGCATACGCATCCGACAAGCCCATTGCGGTCATTATCCGCGGGTCTCAGTACCTGTTGGCTTTAGGGGTTTCCCTGAATTTGACGATCTCGCCAAGGATCACCTCGCATGATCCAAGACTAGATGGTTATATCGCTGATGTCCTGGATAGATGGACAAGACACCATGCGGAGGCACTTACACTGTTTTCCCCACCAAGTTTGTACCTCAACTTGGGGGCAGCCACCTGTTGCTGACTTCGACACGCCCGTCTTTGTTAATCAGCATTATACGGTTTCGTCACCGACACGTTCAACCGGAACGTGGAATACGGCAGCACCCGCACCCTGTGACACATCATAGACATGCGGTGCAGCGACGGCTGACGGTTGAAGAGCACGGCGTCACCGTCCAGCAGATGCCGATTCACTACGTCGCCCTCATACAGTTGGATCGTCTTAGTGTTCACGTGCTTGAGGCTGATGACCCGACCATCGGATCCCGAACCCGCAGAAGCCCTCTGCACCGATTTCGCACCAGGATACTTCTCCGGTCCATTCTGCACCAGCGCATACAGTCTATCAATGTTGTACGCCGTGACCCGCTCCGGAAAGGTCAGATTCATGGCGATCTTCATCGGCACACCGAGCTCCTCCACCGAGATGTTGGGATCCGGCGTAATCACCGAACGTGCTGAGAACTCCACCCGCTTGCCCTGCAGATTGTTACGGATGCGCCCCTCCTTGGTACCGAGTCGCTGCTGGAGCGACTTTAGGGGGCGGCCGGAACGCTGGGCCGACTGGGCCACACCTGGAATATCGTTGTTCACCAGCGTGGCTACGTGATACTGGAGGAGCGTGGTCCACTCATCAATCGCCTTCTTCTTCGCCCCCTTGGCGATCTTGTCGCTCAGCGTCACGTTGGTCTTGATGATGTCAATCAGTTTCTGGGTCAGATCATCCTCTGAGCGCTGGTTGTTGTCCTGGAGGACTGAGGGCCGCACCTGCGGCGGCGGAATTGCCATCACCGTGCAGATCATCCAGTCGGGTCGGCACCATAGCCGACTGAATCCCATGAAGTCCACATCCTCATCGCTGATCCGGCGCAGCAAGCGGTAGACATACTCCGGCTCCAGGAACCGGCGAAGGTTGCCACCGGCCTCACCCATGTCCTTCCATTCTGCCACAATCCGACAGATATCCTCATCGTGATACCGATGGGGCTGGCGTGCACCGCAGCCATCCTCCGTCTGCTCGCCACACCGGGTCACTTCCTGGCAGGCCGTCAGCACCGCCTTCCACCGATTCTCTCCCTTTGCCCGGCGAAGACCCTTGGCCGTCTCCTTGTTGATGAGGAGTTTGCCGCACTTGATGCAGCAGCACCGCAGGATCTTCAGGATCATCTTGTAGAACTGGATATAGTAGACAGGGCGTGCCAACTTGTAGTGACCGAAGTGACCGGGGCATCCATGGTTGTTGAGCCCACAGGATCGGCACAGTTTCCCATTTTCTAGGACGCCCATTCGTGGATCCGCCAAGCCACCGATCTTGCCCTCCTGTGTACTGTGCGTCGTGATTTCCACGACAGAGCGCCGTGTAATCTCATCCGGACTGAAGACACCGAATTGAATGCCTACAATCGCCTCCGTCTCCGAACTGTGAGAAAGGGTCGGCATATCTGTTATCACGGGCTGTTTTTAGGCGGAGGCTGTCAAGTTTGGCCAGTTGTTATGTGTTGTCAAGATAGGTCATAGTATATGGAATATTATGCAACACAGCACACTGTTCGCTAAACCCGCTGCCATGTGGATAATAACTAAAGCAATGTATAGTAGATGCATTTGATAATATAATATAATCAAGTATTGTAGATGTTAATAGATCAGAAGAGGGTAATACATACCCAGAATGTACTGGTCTATTGTCTATATATAGAAATCCAAATACATTGTGTATTTCTTTTTTAATGAAATGATTACTACTAAGAATAACTGTATTAGGTTCCCATGTTCGTTCTGCAATCTCTTTTAGTAATCTATCAGAATGAAACTCTTTATCAAAAAATTCATCTGGGCATCGGATATGTATAATATTGTATACATCTAGATGTACTAACTCTTTTGCCATATCGTAATAGGATTGTTTGAATGTAAAAAATGAATTAATGAGATGCTTATCGGATTCAATCACATGTGTTCTATCATACAAGAGATTCGTTGTTATGTATAATTGTAGATCTTTACTTTCAAAAAACCTTTTAAAAATAGGATACGGCCGCGTTGAACTCTGCGTTACACTATCCGTGCCATTGTATAAAAGAGGTATTGGTATCTTTTGTGGTGAGCCCGAGTATGTATCTATGTACTGTGAAATTTGATGATTTGCTACGTCAAATTCTAATTTCAGATTATATTTTCTGCAGTATTGTGCTAAGAATAGAGATCCCCGTAGAAAATCACCGAATCCATTTGAGTGATCTAATACGTGTATCACTGTTCGCTGCATACCTCCGTTTTGTAGAAGTTCATATGTCTGTGGTTCTCTTGCATATATACTCTGTGAAATCGGCTTCGGCTTCGGATTCGGCGCCGGAGGCCTTACCTTATTTTGTTTCATAAGAAATATAGGTAAGTATTTCCGTGACATTATGTATCTACTAGTATATAGAAATAAATATATAAATTTGACGAGTGTGATAGTATGTAGAGACTTCTACGTATGTCCCTTCGTATTGTCATTGGACCCATGTTTGCCGGTAAGACCAGCGAGATCCAGAGCGTTGTGCGACGCTATGGATGTCTTAACAAGAAGGTTCTCGTACTCACCGCCAATATTGATACGCGCTATGGGACCAGCGCGCTAATCAATCACGACCAGACAGCAATTCCAGCGTATGCCGTAGAGATCCATTCCCTACAAGAGGTGCTAGAATGGACCGTATTCAAAGAGGCAACTGCCGTTGTTGTGGACGAAGCCCAGTTCTTCATCGGATGCTTACTTCCGTTTGTGCGGACCGCCGTAGATACATGGAACAAACACGTGGTCGTTGTTGGGCTGGATTCCGATGCGGAACAACGGCCATTTGGGGATGTGTTGGCGCTGATCGCGCATGCAGACACCGTTGAAAAGAAGACGGCACTATGCAGGCACTGTGGAGATGGCACACCGGCTATCTTCACCAAGGCACTCGGATGCCGCAAGGGCGGAGTCCAGGTCGCAGTAGGAGGTGCCGACATGTACGAGCCCGTGTGTCGCCGGCACTTTACAGAGCCAGCGTCGCCCGCCACACCAACTTGTGCGTGAAGTGGTAGACCAGAGCAAACACGATCGCGTGTGTCGCCGCCACCGCGAGTTTGGAGCCACCCATCGGCAACCGCAGCAGAACACCCGGCGTTAGTACGAAGAATAGAACGGCGAGAAACACGCTCATGAGAACATTCATATCTATATTCTGGACCCATATTTTTCGGCCTAAGGGCATCGTGTACATACATATACAATGGGGCCAACGGAGTGGATCACAGAAGTATCGGAGTCCGATACACGTACGAGTTATCCGATCCGGCAGATCGTCTGGGAAGGGTCCACTGCAGCCTGCGAATCCGTTGTGATCGCCGATTCCGATGTCTTTGGACGCATGCTCTTTCTGGATGGAGAACTCCAGTCGGCCTCTGCTGATGAGCATGTGTATCACGAGGCGCTCGTGCATCCGGTCATGTCGTGTGTAGGATATGACAGGAGGGTATTGATTGTGGGCGGCGGAGAAGGTGCCACCGTTCGGGAGGTCCTGAAATGGAATCCCGAACTCGTGACATGGGTAGATATTGACGCCGATCTGGTTGGTCTCTGCGCCGAACACTTGGACTGGGCCCCCAATGTATTGGAATCACCCGTCGTCACCTACGTGTCTGCAGATATACGCGATGTCCTGCCGCATATGAATATGTTATACGACGCGATCATTCTGGATTTGCCCGATCCCGATGGAGACACGGGATACTTGTATTCCGATGAGTGTATGGCGGATTTGCGAGCGCATCTGGTGACCGGTGGATGGATGGTGAGTCATTGTGGTCCCGTCCGACCCTATGGGAATATCGGAGAAGGCTTTCAACGCCTGGCTCCGCAATTTGGAACCGAAGGATTCTATTCCCAGATGATTCCGAGTTTCCAGAGTGAGTGGGGATTCTTGTTGTGGTCCGAGGATCGCGCGATCTGCCGGTATGCACATCCACCCGGGCTCCGAGTGGCGGATACGCATCAACTGGAGGCGTGGACCTTCCGGACAAAAGTATGGAATGATGCTCTCCGGTTCGTTTAGATTCCGGGATTTATCTGTTTGGACATCATGGAAGCCCTACTAGCTCAGTGGCAGAGCATCTCTCTTGTAAAGAGAAGGTCCACAGTTCAATTCTGTGGTGGGGCAGGTTCCAGAACCTCAGCATACGCAAAATCACTCAATAACAAAGAAAGAGCATGGGAACGACGCTCTAGGAAGGTGGTACCGGGAGCCTGCCGGGTCAGATATTTCCACCGCCATTCAAATTTCAATGCAAGTCGCTCACAGGTGAAACCGCCTATCAGAAATTGACGGTTCCACTTGCGCCCTTTTGTGGCATGCGCCCCTCCAACGATCTCGCCATTATGTTGCCGAAGTCTGCGATTCGGATCTGTTGTAGCACCTACATATGTTTTTTTACCATCTGTAGAAGCTAACATGTAACAGTACCAGGGCTTGCCCGCTGGCTCTTGTTGGTTCATTTGTCTATGACGCGGACTATCCTTAGCCGGCTACGCACCCAAACATTCCACACGCTTCGCGTGTTTCATGTTTAGTTGGAATACGCTAGTTTGCATTGCAAACTAGCATACGAATAATTAATCTGCAGAGCAGATTAATTAGAGTACGCCAGGCCACCCATACCGCTCATGATGCGCAGCACGTTGTAGTTCGTGGCGTACACATTCACGTTCGCCGTCGTCTGCTTAGGCAGGTTCTCGAAGTTGGGGCCCTCATCCGAAGGCGACTCATCCAGATCCGCAGGGTTGTACTGGTTGATGTTCGTGAAGAACGCGGAGGGAGACAGCGTCAGGTTCAGCACGGCATTGTCAATGCGCGAGAAGTTGCACGACCCCGAAGGCTGCAGGTCCTCCGGCTTGAGCGCGAACGAGTACACGTTGATGCCCGTGGAAGGCGTGCTGGTGTGGTGCTGGTAGGGCTGCACGAAGTTGAAGTAGTTGCCCTCCCGCTCCGTGAACCGATCCTGGCCGTTCAACTGGATCTTGGCCACCACCGTGGGGTTGCCCAGATTGGCATCCGTGTACCGCCAAGGCGCGTTGGTCTGCGAGTTGCAGTCCACATAGCTGGGGTTCTGCACCACCCACACGAGTTCCTTGCAGGGGTGGTTGAACGACAACTGGATCTTGTTGGAGGTGGACGTAACCGACTCCGTGCCCGTGAACTGCAGCTGCTCAATCAGGTACTCGTGGGCCACCTGGGCGAAGCGGCGGCGCTCCTCCGTGTCCAGGTAGATGTAGTCCACGAACAGCGACGCCGCCACCAGGCCGGTCGCATTCACCTTGTTCAGGAGGGCGGCGTTGTTGGTCCAGCACAGGTTCTGCAGCTGCTGGAACTCCAGGTTCACCTTCACCTCGTGGTACTGCAGCGCAATCAGAGGCAGCGCCAGGCCCGCGTGGCGGTTGAACCAGAACTGCAGAGGGATGTACAGCGTGTACTCAGGGGCGCATGAGCGGGCCTCGTCCGACGCGTGGGGCTCGCCGCCGGCGCAGTCGTTGTCGCA